TAATGTATGTTTTTTATAGAAATGCCAGTAGAAAAGATCTTACTAATGGCAATACATACAACATTATTATGTTGTTCCATAATTTCCTGTACTCTACGGCGTTCTTCAACTTCTACACTACCTTGTATAAAATAAACTTGCTTATCTGTTAAAGTGGATAGCTCATTATAAAGATTATCACCGTGAGCTATATGATCTATAAGAATAAGACAGTTATTTTTAAAGTTATAAGCTAACTGTCTAATTACTTTGTTTCTAAACTTACTATTATGTATGTAGTCAAGCTCAAGTAAATACCTTTGAGCAGAAGATACTGCAGTGTAATCTGGCTTAAAGTCATAATTGAGTTTAATAGCTAAGCATTGTGCATTAGCAATGTACTCTCCGCCTGCTGCCTCTCTTAACTCTGTAGTAGTCTTTTTAAATATAACCGGGCCAATAAAATTATTAATATTCCAGGTGTCGATATTGTTTTCTGGTAATGTACCCGTAAAACCAATACGTCTTAATGTAGGTATTTTATCTATAAGTTTACATACTTTATTACCACGACGAAGTTTGTGGCATTCATCTACAACCAGTAAACCTACCTTGTTAAACCAAGTAATATCTGAGTTTTTACTTTGTAATATGCCCATATTAGCAATGATAACTCGTGCATTAGGATCTAGTTCAGTATTACCCGTCCATCTACTCACTATTTCCATAGGAAAGTTGTAAGAAGTAAAATCTTTAAACGTTTGAGACACTAAACCTAAATCTGGCACTACTATTAGTATCTTTTCAGTAGGTTCTACCTGGTGTAAAGCAGCATAAACCAAATTAGCAATAATTAACGTCTTACCACCACCTGTTGCTAGTTCTACTACCCCATAGCCGTTGTCTAATGCTTTGCTAACAGCTGTTTCTTGATAATCTCTAAGCTTAAATTCACTACTTAATGTCTTGAATCTATCTGGTTCAAGTATATGTGTTTTTTGTATTATATCATTATACTCTTGATTAACCTTAATTTCAAAAGGTATATTTTGATTATTTAAAAATTCAATAATACCTGGCACTAACCCAACCCCGCAGTACCCGGCTGGAGTAATTGCATAGATACGCTGAGGCATAAACCGTTGGAAACGATTAAAACGAGCAGCCGGGCTCTTAACACTAAAGTGCTCTTTAATACTAGGAAGAAAATCTGATACGATTCTTACTTCCTTACGCTTTGGGTCATACTGGAACTCAACTACCATTAGGTTGTTTCAAGCTTTTGTAAATCTATTACGTTTTTATAGTCGTATGATAACGAGCTGGTTAATTTCTCAGCTTTTTCTAGATACTCTAAAATAAGCTTTACCTTTTCAATACTTTCATTTATACTGCCAATATCAGGATCATTATACAGTATTTCGTCTCTAGCTGCTTTAGACAGAGCAACAGGAGAGTTAACAGTTTTAGATTTAAGTTTTTGTTTTTTAGCATATTCTAACTTAATAAGTGCTACTTTATATTTCGTTGTTTCAGTCACCCATTTGTGTTTAATGGTAGGTGCTAACATAGCCTTTTCTTTTATATCAAGCTCGTTCATTTTCAGATCTTGTTCAAGTCTGGTCTGAAACTTGACTAAAATATCTTCAACATCTATAGAAAGATTATCCATATTTTTTTACTAAGTATATATTATATTTTTAATAAATCTACGTGAAAAACTTTAATAATTTATATACTAAACTTTTGGAAAACATTGGCGCTGTACCAGGAACTACTAGTGCTGCAGGTGTTGGCGGTACAGCTACATCCTTACAGTCAGGCGACTTTTATGCTCCAGGAGATGCAAGAATACCAAAGGTTTTAGGTGCAAAGCGTACTAAAGGTAAAAAAGGTTGGAAAGCTGCAAAGAAAAAAATGAATGGTGAAGCAGTACCTTTAATCCGTAGAACCTTTCCAGGTATGTAGTAAGTAGGCAATATGGATTTAGGTCACTGGGTTACTAATGAGAATTATAATGCTACTAATTTACCTTACGGTTTTATTTACCGCATTACTAACACCATCGATGGCAGGATATATTTCGGAAAGAAACAAATTAAAAGCGTTAAAAAACTCAAACCACTCAAAGGAAGAAAAAACAAAAGACACTTTGACATAGAAACAGATTGGAAGACTTACACATCTTCTTCTAACGATGTTAACAAAGATATAGAAACACTCGGCAAAGACAAATTTAAGTTTGAAATATTAAGGTTCTGTGATAGTAAGTTTGAATTAGCTTATTATGAAGCTAAAATACAATTTGATCACAATGTACTGCTTAAAGAAGGCTATTATAACGGTATTATAAATTGTCGAATTGGAAGAGCACCAGATGCCTTGTTAAAAAAGCTTGCATTAGAAAATAAAAACAGTACAATTACTAATAATGCAGTTATTACCGCTCAAATACAATCTGTATCTAGCTGATTTTAAAGAAATAGAATCAGTAGCTTTACAGCTGTTTAAGTCTGAGTTGTTAAAATACAATATTCAAACATATGATAGTTTACCAAGAAAGGACTATCTTAAACTCGTACACTATTTTACTTTATCTACCCTTTTAAAAGAGTATGCTGAACTAGAACATAAAAAGAATACTATATTTTGGATTAATAAAGAAGAGTGTAATATGGATATATTAATTTTGTTAAAAGAAATTAAAAAATGTTTCCCAATATTACTTTATATTACTAACAAGCCTTATAGAACTACATTAATTGATAAGAATACTGCAGAATACACGGAAATAACAACGTTACTCAAAGAGTTTAGATATTCCATTGATTACAGCAAGTACAGTTTTAACAAAATTAAACGGTTTTGCACTAAAAACGGGTTAGAAAGCTTGCTAACTGCATTCAAACCGTGAACGGATTTCTCTCCTATATATTATATAATATTAAGGCGAGCGCTAGCGAGCCTAATAAAAGGTCTGACAAGACCGGAGACGAAGGAGCTTTAGCTCCTGAGTCCCTATTTACTTTAATATACGGCTTATGCTGTATATGGTATACTCCTTAACCCGACGACACTTTATATTACTTTATTGCCAATAAAAATCAAGTGCAAATATACAAAAAAGTCGTAAATAATGGTATGATTAAGAGTAAATTCCTAAAAGTATTAGAGAACGCAATAAAAGAAGATGGTGGATTTGGTATGAATACTGATACTGACCCTTCTACTGAAAACCCTAGCACATTAGGTACCAACGTAAGCAATGCAGCTACTACAGCAAAAAAAGCAAATACAAATTTAAAGCAGCAAGCACTAGCTGTAATGTTACAAGACCCTGAATTCCAGGCTGCTCATAAAGCTGGCGATCAAACAAAGATTAATAATTATATACAAAGTGTTTTACAGTCAACCAGCACAACCACAACATAATGAAAAAATTTGATAAAATTGCAGAAGGTATATTTCGTACTTTATTAGAAGCTCCTCCAATACCTGATGTAGGTCTTGGTGGTCCAGGCCCTGGCCCTGCTGCACCTACTGGTTTACCACAAGACGGTGGCCCGGTTGCTGCTCAAACACCTGCTGATACAGGTGCAGATCGTAATCCTAATGAAATTCAGACCTGGGAAACTACTTTAGTCACTATGTGTGCAGATGCTATTTGCCGGGTACAAGCTGATCCAAACATTCTAGGGCCCGATGATATTAAGATTTTGTCCTCTGGTGTTAATCTTAAGAATAAAGATACTATTATCGATATTATTAAGAACCTATCCGGTAAGATTTAATGTTTTAAGTATCTAGCTGCAAACTGCCGGTTTCTATCTACTAGTTCTTTACCTTTTGCATAGTAGCGTTTGTACTGAGTGTTCACAACATTTGTATCGTTAGCTACTACTCCAGCCATAAATTTTGGAAAATGAGGTAACGCGCTGTTAAATGCAAAGTCTGTTAACATTTCTTTTCTTGTATTGTCTAAACTATCCCAGGTACCGGAGCCGTGTTTACTATCAACAAGTTTTTTAGCTTTATTAGCAGCTACATTAATATCATTTTTTAACATTTCTAATGCCTGTGCATCAGTAATACCTTGAGGGTAGTTTTCTCCTGGCACTAGCTTATGACCATACGCAATAGTTTTAGTACCACCCTCAGCGCTTGGTTGTGCAAACCATTTACCGTCTTTTAATCCTGCTTTAACACCATTTTCAACGTTTTTTATGTAACCAATAAAGTCTGGTGTAATATCAAATTGTCCTTGATTGTAGTAATCCGCAAATGAGCTAACGTTCTGTACCATAGCCGGACGAGTATCCGACGGCATAGAAAATTTAATTGGGGGTGGAGGGGGTAAATCCACGG